CTTACTAGCAATGCTAGACTGACCTGGAATATAACAAAAGGGGGTCAATTATCTTAATAGGGTTAAGAACTTGCTGTAACTTTACGGTACAGTTGCAAACCGTGAGTTTCTTAAACTCTGTTCTCCAAAGCTGGTGCCAATGGAAAACCAAACATAGCATCTTCGCCAAGGGCAACGACGACATCGTACACAATAATTTCAGTGCTTGATGGATCATCGGCAAGACAAGTAACTTTGATGCCATGTGTTGAAGTGGTACCAGTACTATACCACGAACTATATAATTGATTACTATAGTATGGAACCTCCACTTCAAGAATCTGTCTGGTCACATAATCAGAGATAGCAACGCCTTGATCAAAATCGTTGATAACGGTCAAGGTTGGACCACTGCTTATTTCACTGTCGTCAATCAAACTAACAACGAATCTCTTGTTGTCGCACCTAAAACGAGGGATAATTTTGAATCTAAACCCCCCTCTATAGAAACCATAGGTGCTCATGGTTCTAAGATACATTTGAGATGTATCGGGCCAAGATGTTGACGCTGCTTTAAAAACACTCATCGGATTGAAATATGCAACATCAGTCCCCGCAATCATTGCTGCACTAGTATATCTTTTATAAATCACGAAACGTTGTAACAATGCGGACATTCTACCAACCTTTTCTCCCATACAAACACGATCGTATTTGAAATATTTACTCGACCCAATTGGTTCAAATGGTTGTCGAAAAATATCTCGTGGATGATCATACAATCCTTCCATTTGACTCTTGAAAGAATACTTTGGCTTGTCTTCAAAATCTTTGGCTTCAAGTTCCTTTCTCCTCTTCGCCCCACTCTTATCGGCTGGCACCGTCAATGCAATATTGAGATATTGTGTACTTGGTCTTGCAAACTCCATATCTTCAGCTCCCGCCAACCAAACATTGAAATTAACTGTGGAATCCGAAGCAATATCTGGAATGATAACTTTATTAACCAAATACATTGCAAAAGTTCCAAAGGCAAAACCTTGGGTAGGGGCACTCTTGAGATCATGACGAACAGCGAGATATGGAAACTCGCTAATATAGGGGACAGTAATACAAACGGTGGTTTCTCCAGTGATATCAATGATTTTACTAATAACATTACCACCTTCACTAAAAGTAGCCGGGGGAACAGCAACATCCATAAAATGAACCAAACGAACCCTTGTTGACGTAAACTTGCTACAAACGAACTTGAACATAAATTTCAATCCACCATGGAAATATGTAAATTGCATCGCAATGTTGCACAAATGAGTGGGACAAAACACATTCGTTGCAACAGAACCACAGTCCGTTGGATCTAAATATCTGTACCATATCCTGGCATCCACTGCGGTTGTTCCATCAAATGATGAAATATCGATAATACATGGCAATTGTTTTAATTCATCAATCAGGTCAAAATCAGCTATTTGGGCAAAAGCCTCCCATTTATTGCCGACAGCGTTCTTGGCCTCCATGGCTAACTTGAAGGAAGTATCCAGGCCTGAACTGAGTGCCATATTATCAGACACTTTTTGGATCATAATCTGTGGGTCAGCTATTGACGTGTTCTTCGTGTATCCAAAATGTCTCAATAACATCGATGCTCCTTTCAAAATTGTTCCCACTACAACACCTCCAATCTGTGCAACTGGATGTGGAATGACACTAGCACCATAAGCAAATTTTGAAGCAGAATCGACCAAACTAGAAATCACACCCCTGCTTTTCGTTGTTCTCTCAGCATCTTCGCCCATCTGAGTTTTAAAAGTCAATGCTGTTGAACGATAACCAGCAACTTGAGGTTTCAGAAAATTTGCAAAAACTGAAACAGTAATAGAAGGAACACTACTACCTGTTGCTACTTGTAAAGGACTAAGAACATAAACCTTCATTAGTGCGAATAGAGATTGTAAAGAACTCTCAGTTGATCTATTCCAATAGAACCAGGGCATAATACATGGAACGACAATTTTGCAAATACCCTGACCGCCAGCAGAAATAATTGAACAAGGATTTCCAGAAGCATGATACACACTGGCAAATCTTTCTATTATTGAACCAGTCGGTGCATAATTTGGGGCCCAAGAAACCAATAACTGACCATAATGAAAACCAGTAGTGTTAATTCTATAAGTCACTTCAACTTCTGCTTTGAAATATTCGTAATAACTTAAAATCTCATGCACATAATTCATAGAAATCAGATCGTCTGGCCATTTGCATGTGTGTAACACCGTTCCGACGCTGTCTCCTCCAGACCATGTAAATTCATTTACCTTATAAACTCTAGTCAAAGCCTTTCCCAAGTTTGGATTTTCATAAGGATCAGCGGGCAACCAAACCATTGAATTATGAGCGGTATGTTCTTCTGTTGTCTCTTGTTGATCGGCAAACAGAGTCAAACCCTGCTTCTCCGTTGCTACAGCTTTGGCTTCAAGACCTTCAGTCTTGTCTTCTTTGTCCATTTGGGTTTTAAACTCTGATGTCACATATTCATCCCCTTTCTTAACAACATATTTGACTCGAACATGGGTGGTATCTAATTTCTTTGGCTTATAATTCTTCCGAATCTTCAATTTCTTGGTTTGGGTCACAAACTTGAAATCCTTCCATCCCACTCCAACAAATTCTGAGTATAAATCTGTCCACTCAGGAACTTTAGGTGGTGCACACCCAGCTTTCAACAACATTTGTGTTATAGTGTTTCTGTACTCATCAAATTCACTTCTGCCATAATGGAACATTTGGCGGATCGCCATCTCTGCATTTTGCGTCGTTGCACCTTTTGGGTCAGTTGTGTCCCTAATCCAATATGGCATCTCCAAAATAACTTCCTTCTCAAGTGGTGCAAAAACTAAACCATCCCGAACAAGAAAACGACGTTTCAAATATGTGACTTCCTCAGCGGGGACGTGATCTCTACTTCCAATAGGTCTTTTGTCACATTCTGTGTATTCCATTCCAAGAACAGACATCCATTTGTGCTTAATAAGCATCGTATACCACTCATAATGGGTCGTCTCAACATGATCATCGCCAAAAGCAGTAAACCTAAAATGGATGTCATAATCAGCTGGGCCCCATTTTGTCGTTAGGGATCCTGGCAAACCCCGTTCACGACATTCTGAAACAGCACAGAACATATGGGCTAGAATGTTCGAAATAACATTGTGGATCGTGGTCATTAAATGTCCAGACGGATTCATAGATATATGATAAATAACGCCAAAGAATAAGAACAATCCGTCGAAGGTGTTGGTGTACAAACCTTCTCGTAATCTAAACTCTGCTTGTTTGACCTCTTCAGAACTCCAAGACCTAAAACGTGTCATCCAGCGATCAGCTATCCAATTGGCCCACCTATTAATATGTTTTGGAAGAAAATCAAAATTTTTGAAATCTCCAGGCAACCATTTTGTTTTCTCACCCCAAGCATTCAATCTATTGTACAACATACCCCATTGTGGCGAGTCTGGGTTGATACCAACTGCCGAATAACTAAACACTGGATCGCTCATCATTTGCTCAACAAATGCCTGATAAAAGATCTTCTGAACAATCAAATGCCGCAATGGTGCAGCATTGAATATACGTGCCTGCCCAGCAACAATCTTGTTCCATTTTCTTCTCTCATCCTTCAAACAATTCATGAACACTATCTCTGGTCTCACTCCTCTCTTGTAAGTTTCGATATCCTCCAAAACTTGTTTTTGGTACTCAGGTTCCAGTATCACGTCACCAAAGCAACCACAATTCTTTCCTCCACACACTTTACAGATCAACAAAGGCCATTTCCCATTGCCATGGTACTTAACAACCTCTGGCCACCCTCGTGAAGTGTTTCTAAACATAGCTTCACTATGTTTCCAACTTTTCACACCATTCAAGGCTTCATCAATTGTCACTAAGCGCGGTTCAACGTTGTTCTTCATTTGATTAACAATATATTTCGCACACTCTTCCAACACCAATTCATGTTCTAAGGCTAGTTCTTCTTTCGGTTTTGCAAATTTCTTAATAGACTCTTCTGCCGGGGACAAATTTTCAAAACCATAGGGCACAGTAATATGATCCCCAATTTCATTAGGTGGTTCCAAGCCAAACAAATCATTGATATCATCCACATAATAAGCTGGGGAAAAAGGTCGCAAAGGAGCTGGAGCAGTTCTAGGCGGACCATACTTTTCAGCACACAATCTACCAATCACTGACTGCCTAATATCACTCTTAGCAGCCATTCTTGGTTTCTCATTCTTAGCTACATGTCTAATTATGGTGCATGACTCTGGTATTTTAATCCCAGTTGTCTCCATTTGAGATTTGGGTGCATACTTTGGTAATTTCCCGTTAGCAACCATCCAATCCAAAATTGGCTCCAAGCTATGCACAACAGCAACTCCTTCTCTTTCATCACCAGCAACGTGAATGCCGAGCAATCTCTTGGAACATTTTGTATCAAAACCAATATATGGAAGACCACACAAACCAGGTCCATTTGGTCCAAACCACAACATATGATTATTGGTCTCATATGTATTCGCACTATAATCATCCACGACTGTTGTCGCCACCGTATCAATAAGAGCATTTGATATCATAATAACAGTACCAGCAGTGCTTGGCTCCATCCTTCCAACTTGTGCCAAGTTGTCCTTGATTTCTGAAAATCGAGCGATATGTTTTCCAATGTTGGTATATGGACGAACTTTAGGATCATTGATATGCACCAGCACCATGTCAGGACCAACATCATGCAAAACAATATCTTTCAAATCAACAACAAAAGGATCCTTGCATGTTTCAATATATAATCCAACGGCTTCAGGTGGTTTGTTCAAAAAGAAATGCTTAACAGTTACAAGAGTCTTCTCAAACAAGAACAGACCAAACACACCAAGAACCGCTGAATCATTTTTTAACCGAAAGCGTAATCGAACTTCATTTGATCCGAGTGACTTTGCAACATCCAAACCTTGGCTTTCGCCCTGCATTGTGTAACGTTCTCCAACAATTACTTTTCTTGTTTTTGGATCAATTTTCCGCACTCTAATTTTCCTTTGGGTAGTCGAATCTGCGCTCGCTGATAACTGCGAAAAGAATTTTTCCTCTTTCTCCTCCTCACCTTCATCTTCAGATTTCTCTCTACTAACTAATCTGTAAATACCATAAAAACCGGCTGTTGCAGACAAAATAGCGCCAAGAACAAGCATTCCTCCTATATTTGGATGATCTTTTTTGAAGGCATGGAAACGATTATCGAGGTCTTGTTTCCACAATTTGTATCTATCATATGGGAACTTTGCAAAGGCATCCGTGAATTTGGACGTTATATCTCCACGAATCTTTTGCAATTTAAGTTGCGCATCAACATAAATCTCATGCAATCGTTGTAATGTACTATGTTTCTCCTTTTCTCTTAATGCAACAAAGTCATCATAATTGTTCCACGCTTTCTCCGCAATTCTCAAACTACTCTCTCTTGACTCTTGCTCATACGTCTTTTCTGACAATGGATCTGTTAAAGTCAATTCATGTCGCTCAACTTTGTTCATATTCTTCATTGACAATATAGCTTCTTGGTCAGAATGCATTCGGGTTAAGGAACTCCACAAAGTTTTCTCGATCTCTGCAAAATCTCTATTATCTTGTTCTTGTCTCTTTGGATCAATATTCAGTGGTTGAGCAAGCAACTCTTTCGTTTTCTTCTCCCAATGATCTTCATATCTTTTCTTGTAAGATGAACCCCATGATGAGTTTTCATGCCGCCAACTCAAAAGTTGGTAAAACTGGCACATAAACCCGAATTCCTCTTGTGTGTATGTCTCCATTGCCACTAAGGAATTGAGCTGGAGTAAACGATCTTCATCCTTGACAAGATCTAAGAATTCAAATCCCAATTTGAGTTGCGGAACAATACTTGGGGCTTTATCCTCAGCAACTTTCAACATTTGAGCCATTTGATCTTTGGCTATACCTCGCTTCTCCACATCACTCCTCATTTCATACTCATGATCCAACTTGGGATTAGCATAAAAACGCTCCCGTTTCCATCTGTCCTCTTCAAATTCCTTGTCCATCTGAGTCAGGAAATCAAAATCGTACCGCTTCGCGTTTTCATTGAGAAATTTATTCAAAGATCCAGTGTTCTCACGTTGCATCCACTTCCGACAAGCTAATTCAACTATCTCATCATATGTGTATGTCTCACTTGACCAACCTCCAGGAGTTTTAAAACGAAATGTCCAAACATTTCTATCAAAATCATTTCCAAATTTCTTTTTAACCTCCACTGGATCGAGAACTTCTATTTCCTTACTCTTGACAACCGATTTAGTTATTAGTTTGGGGTCACTGATCTCACATTGAACATGAAAATCCAAGCGGCGATAAAAAGCATCATCCGATTGCAACAAATGCTCTGATGGTAATCCCACAGTGTTCGATGTCACAAACACCAATCTTGAAGTAAAAAAGGATCCTGCTTTCTGTTCGACATGGGCCATATTAAGCTGATAAGATGCATCATTGGCCATATGGATGATCTCATCGGCCATAACAGCCAACTTTGGCACATCATTAATCTGAAAAGCATCATCAAGTAACACCACTGGTTGGCCAAAATAACCGTCCCAGTATTCTGATGCTGGATTACGATTATAAATAAGCTGCTCTTGTGGTATCTTCTCCTTTCTCATTGTTGCAATCACATCATTAGCAATAAACTTAGATGCAACGGATTTTCCAACTCCTGGTGTCCCATAGATAAAGAACACTATTGGGGGTATTCTACCATTATCCATTCTCTCCTTCGTCACTACAATATTATGATAATTCTTCAATAAAGCAAACAAATTCCTAAAAGGGGCAGTATAATACACGGGTAATTCAACCCCGACCAACATCTTTTCGATGTTAATTCCATTTCTATACAATTCTTTAACCTTCTGGCACACTCCATTCTCTACCAAAATTTCTTTAGCAAGGTCCTTTGGTAATTGTTGGGTACAATCGGCCATAAACTTTGTGATCTCTTCTAACAATTTCTTCTCATGCTCTGATCCCGGACAGCCAAACACCAAATGGGTAATGTATGTTATCACATCAGGTATCATTGCAATGACATCACGAATTCCTTTGATAGAGCCAACAAACACATTAAAACGCATCATATTCTCCTTATCAATCTTGGCCTGTTGCTTGTCTGTTGCGCCAAACATATGTGCAAATGCTTTGGCAATAGCAACAAAAGTATTCACCTTGACATCTTCATCGGCTTGCATAGTGAAGAAACCCTTAACAGTATTTACAATATCTTTTGGAAAATCATAAACAGTTTCTACATTCTCACTACCAAGTAGCAATCTCCCAAGTGCTTCGAACATCTTAAAAGCATATGTTCCTAAACCACTGGCTGCTGCCCAAGTGTAAACAATAGCAGCCCGAGCAATGGCATCTTGACAACGAACAAAAGCAACCAATGCAGCAACTAGGGCACTGATTTTCTCCAAAACACTTACAATAAAGCCCAAACTCTTATCACCACACATAGTCTGCGTGATTCCATCTCTGACCTTTTCAAACATGCTCTTAACTTCCTCAATAGCAATATCGGCTTTCTTGGTAACGGACTCGACATTCTTAAGGGTACTAGCAACCTTCTCGGGTAAATCATTCACAACAACAGCTTCATTAATCTTATCTGCTGATGCTATTAGTTTCATGGACAGTCCAGTACCTACATCCATAACATCATTCAATCTCTCAATGGACTTGAGACTACCATCCAAAAGTCTATCGACCTTATTCTTTGATTCTTTTCCCATCAACCAATCCATCTGACTTGAAAACTTACCACTCTGTGTTGAATACAGAATACGAATTGATCCTACTTTAATAATAATGTGAGTATCAGTGATAATAATCTCACCTTTTAAAACTGTGAGACCTTCTATATGACGCATAATCAAGGATATTGGCATAAGGGCAGAATTCTTATAAATAGCATGAAGTGGAATCACCATCTTACAATCTGGATGTTCTATACTCACGGCACATTTTGTTAAACATTCCAGTGTTTTTCCAGCTGTGAAAGGGATAGGTTGACCATAATCAACAAATCCCAATCCTATCAGACTCAAGATTTCACCAAATCCATATGGGACACCAGGTACAGGAACGTCACGTTGAGCCTGTTCATTGCAAGCATCAACAATTCTTTTCGCATCAAGATTCTTAAACAAGTTTCCGACTTCCGACAGCGTACTCATCTTATTCTCTTCAATTTCCTTCTTAAAAAAAGGATATGGTGGTGATTGTAGAGGAACAGGTTTTGCAAATGACGTGGAAACAGAAGAAGGTTCCATTGACATCCTGGTGGGTTGCAATGACACAACACGACTATCCATTTCCTTTCTTTTCTTCTTGGGAACAACAGCTTCAATGGGCTTGGGGGCAAACGGCTTCTCCATTTGCATTTTAAAACGCATTTTCCTATTTGGAGAGCCTTGAGCTTCATCACCATGATGATTGAATCTCTGTAGACACAATTGAACTAAATCATCCAATGCATCGTCTCTTTCTGGCTCACCACTTCCATAAATAAATTTGTATCCAATCATATCTGGCTCATATCGTAATAATTGATCTACAATAAGATGCCAGAAATCATGGGCGTGGCGAGGTAGGGCGGGGACAATAAAGAAGCCATGCTGTTTCGCATACTTCAAATTTTTAAACAGTGTATCAATCTCAAGTTCTGGGATACCACTGTCTTCCTTATCCTCTTCTTTCTTAACGAAGGGATTGGGCATGGTCAAGCATTCACAAACGCCATAGGCCTGTAAGTGAGTAAACCGCTCAGCAAATTTTTGATAAGCTGGGGTTTCTAATTCTGATTGGGGGGTAACATCCGCAACGACCGAAAATCCATTTGATGTTACTGGGATTTTTGACGACAAAATATTCGTACCTTCCATGTTATTGCATGGTGCTCGTACCGTAGTGTGGCATGCCGGCAGTAAGTCTATCCAACTAGTCCAGATATTCATCTACAACTACTAGTGGTGACACTTACCGAGTCTCCTAGCGGGGGGGGTGCATTCTGAAGGCACAGGCGCTCCATACGAACTTAGGAACACCGCTTCTTTGTTTTGATTGACAACAATCATGATCAAGGATGATATAAACAATCCATACTGACTTAAGATCTGATCTTTCACAAACACACTTAAGTTTATTACGTCTATTTACAACGTAAGAGGGTCAGCATTTACGTAATTGCTATCCGAAGACAACAACCAGAGTATTACTCCTATAATCCCGCTGCTGGGGGTTCTCAAACATCATAAGTAGATTTCACGCTACTTAATCAAATCTGGCCAAACTTCATAATTTATACCAAACACCGACAAATCGGATTTGTACAATGATCTGATAAGGATCAAGGCAGGGTGTAGTATCATGGACAACTACATCTATAAGCTTTGGAACCATCTTAGGGGGTTCCATATCAGGAAAACTATCTAATTCTTCTAATACATAATTTCATTCTCTAATTGAACGAACCGGCTCACTTTAACAGTCTACTCACTCTCCACAAGGGAGAATGAGCCACAAAAGTCTTATCATCGACTAATGTGCATTGAAAGCGACTATTTCATGAGCCGGAGGAACAAAGAATGTAATAAATCTTCGTTTCTCCGTACCTGATTTTCTCGCTACAGGTTTGCATAGCGTATATTGCTCCTCGCAATATAGTTAGATTTATTATTACACGCGCAATTTCACGCGTGGCATTAGGGCGGCTTTGTTAACGACCGCTGTAATCATGCTTCATTACAGATTGCTTTTCTATTGAACAGAAAAGCATAAAGATTAAATGAATCTATCGATTCAAATGAAAGTAATTTTCATTTCTAAATAGGGCAGTTCTAACAATAACTAAAAGTTAACGACGATAAATGATTTATCATAGATAATTCACACATGTTCTTACAATAAGTAACTAATGTGAATAAATAATGACAAAACAAATAATCGAGGCTACAACTAATAATATAAAGTTAAACTCGCGTCTACTCAGAAATGGTGGGATTAATCC